CGACGGTGATCGAGCCGCGTTCCAGTGCACGCCGTTCCTCGTCTTCTTGGAGTTCGGCGGTGAATTCTTCGCCGGGCTGGTGGCCGCGGTAAGCGGTTGTGCCGGTGACTTTGTAGGTCGTTTTCATACGAACATCTCGACTCTCCACTCGCTGCCGAGCAGATCCGTGTCGGCGGTGTCGGTGTAGGTGCGGAACCCGGACACCAGTCCGTCGTTGCCGATCACGGCGACGTCGCTGAGGGCGGCCTCGATCGACGCCGGGTCCTGCGTGTCGAGGAACCGCAGCAGCAGTTTGGTGCCGGCTTCCTGGTCTGCGAGCGAGACGCGGGCGCGAACGGTCCAGTAGACGCGTTTGTCGCCGACGCCGTAGGCGGCGCCTTCCTGGAACGGCTCCGCCGGGTAGATGTCGATCGACGGCGGCGTCGGGTGCTGGTTCCAGTAGGCGTAGATCTGCAGGCCGGGGATCTCGACGGTCAACGGTTCGAGGGCGGCAGTCATCTCCTGGACGGCCTCGAGCAGCGTCGTCACCCGACGCCCCAGCTCGTCTTCAGGGGCAGCAGCTTGAGACGGTGCCGGTACCAGCTGTCACGGGCCGCGATCACCGGGACCGTGTCCGGGCCCTGCCCGACGATCCCGAACGGGCTGTAGCTCTGCTTCCAGTGCTCCTCCGCCCGTTCGAGGTTGACCTCGACGACGAGCGGCGGCGGAGGGTCCGGGGCCGGGGTGTCGACGGTGTAGTCGAGCTCCCAGTCGATCTCCTCCGCCGCCGCGTCAAGGACGCGTTGCATCGCCGCTGTCTGGGCTGCGGTCGGCGCGTCGATCCGCAACACCCGTTGGAGCTCGGCGATCTCAACGTACGCCATCTAGCTTTCGGCCGCCCGGATCGACGCTTTCAGGTCGTCCTTGCTCATCGACGCGTTCGCGGGGCTGATGCCGCGTAACTGGGCGTATTCGAGCAGCTGGTCTTTCGTCATCTGGTCAAGCTCATCACCGCTGCCCTGGTCGGCTTCGGCGGCGTTCGGTTCGGCGACGGGACCGCCGGTGCCTTCGACCCAGGCCGGGTCGAGGCCGACGCATTCCCGATTCGGGTCGTCGTAGATCGTGCCGCCGGTGTCGACCGGCTCGACGCTCGTCATGTGACGGTCACCTTTACGATGCCGGTCGCCTCGACGATCAGCTGGGCGAAGTAGCCCCCAAACGCGACTTGTGTGCCGAGGACGGACGGCTCTATCACCTGCAGGATCCCGATCCGCTGCTCGTACACCTCAGCGGCGGCGGTCGACAGCACCAGCAGCGATTTCGCGGCGGCGAACCCGGCCGTGACGTAGATCGGGATGCCGCCGATCGAGCCCATCAGGCCTTGCCCGAAGTCGGCCGCGTTGAAGCCTGCCGACTGGGCGTTTTGCGGATTGACCGGGGCGAACAGGCCGCCGAGGATGCCGAGCACGTCGGGGCTCGCGACGGCGATCAGCCGGCCGACGCCCTTCGTGGCGGTGTAGACCTCGCCGGCGGCCGTCCACAGCGCCGTGGAGACGTTGGCGGCGGTCGGCGTCGCCGGGATCGCCGTCCCGGCGCTGGCGGTTGCGCCGGTGTAGAACGCCTGCGCCGCGGTCGCCTCCGTCTTGATCGCGTACTGGGCCGCCATGTCGTTGACGACGATGTCCATGATCGCCGGCACCGACCAGTCGAGGTCCTGGCGGCTCACGTTCAGATAGGTGCCCAGCGTCGCGGGCGTGACGGGCAGCTTCGAGATCGTCATCTTCTGCGACGACAGCTCCGCCTTCTCGGCCGACTGGACATCGACGAGGGTGTGCTGGGTCACCTTCGGGCGGCTGAAGCTGCCCGAAGGGATGTCCTTCGGGCTCAGCGCCGACACCAGCGGCCGGGCGCTGTCAACGAAACTGACGACCGGGCCGAGGATCGGCGTCGGGATCGTGCCCGGGTTGTCGGCAGTCGTCTGGTGTGCAGCCGCCCTCAGCTCGAGGTTGTAGATGTCGAGCCGTTCCGCGGCGAGCCGGTTGCCCATGTGCGCGTCGCAGAGGTCGCGGATGTACTCGCCGGCAGAGCGGTATTCGACCTTGGCCTGTTCCTGCTTGCCGGTCATGAACCTGGCGATCTCGGCGACCCGCTGCGCGGAGTCGTCGCTAATGCGGCGCGACTCGATCAGCGGCGCCATCATCTTCTGGACGGTGTCCATCCGTTTCCTGGCTTCGGCCACGAGCTCGGCCGTCTCCGGGGACAGGTCGCCGTCGCCGGCGGCCTGCACGAGCCCGTCGATGAACGCTTGCCGTTCCTCGATCTCCGCGGCGTAGCGGGCGAGCATCTGGTCTGTTGCCCCCATCAGGGGTCCTCCTTCGGGTAGCGCGAACAGGGACAGGGATCCCGTTGTTCGAGCGCCACTCCCGTCTACGGCTGCCCGCTCCTAGCGTTTGGTCTCTGGCACCGAGGAGGACGTTCTAGCGGTGGATCCTACACGGGGCTGCTGACGCCGTAGCGGGCGTCGATCTCGGCCAGCCTCGCCCGTGCCTGCTCGAGCTGGAGCCGGTCGAGATAGGGCCGTGCGACCACCAGCGCCGGCCCGTCGTCGCGGACGTCCAACACCGCAGCGGTCTCGTAGGCCGGGTTCGGCACGAACGCGACATGGTCAAGCCAGAGCTCGTTCAGCCTGCGGATCTTGCCTTCCCAGACCTCCGCCTTCGGCTTCACCGACCCGGACGAGCCCTCCGTCCGCATCAGCCCGAACCCGGCCGAAGCGGACAGGCCGTCGTCAGCGCACAACTCCAGCGTCTCCTCGCCGAGCGTCGTCTTGAACATCCGCACCTCCGCGACCAATCCCTCGTCGCGTTCCGGGTGCAGCGCGGTCACGCGGCCGGCCATCCGCTGCCAGTCGTGATCGCGGTTGGCACGAATCGAGCCGGCCCGCCGCTGAACACCGTCATAGGCGCCCCTGGTGACGACCTCGGTGAACTGCCCGCGCGGCGTATGGATCACCGTCGGCGTCTCGTACGGCGCCACGATCACGGTCACCGTCCGTGACGGATAGCTGACGTCGGCGACCTCGGCGGCCCTGAACTCGATCTCACTCATTTCAGCACCCCCGCCGACACGTCAGTCGGTGTCGAGTTGTCCAACCGTTCGGTGCCGCGGATCTCATCGATCGTCAACGCCGTCCTGGTCGCGCCGGTGACCGGGTCGACGTCCTGGATCGAGTGCAGGATCTGCGCGACCTGCGCCCGTACCAGCGGCTCCGGCTCGATGTAGGCGTCCCGGTTCAACTCGACTCGTACCCCGCGCGGCAGCAGCCACTGCGAGAGCCCCGACATAACCGTCTGCGCCGACGGTCGTAGACCGACCCGCCAATGCTGCAGGAAATACATCATCACGTTCGAGTAGGTCATCGAGTCACCGCCGGAGCCGAGCCCGACAAGCGACGACGGAACGCCGAGCAGATAGGCGATCCGCCTCTCGGTGCCCTCCTGCAGTTGGATCAGCGTCATCTTCTCCGGGTCGATCTGTGTCGGTTCCCAGGTGATGCCGCCCGACAGGACCGCGGGCGCCCCCGGCCTCAGTTGCCGCGCCTCGAGCCATTGCAGCTGCAACAGAGCCGACTGTTCCGCCGACTGCGTCTCCGGATGGTTGAGCACACCGGCCGGGATGCCGCCGCCAGCGGTGAGTCGCATCCAATACTCCATCAATGTCCGGGCCGCCACCATCCGTGTGGCGCCGACCTCGAGCGGCCCATGCCCGTGCGCATCCGACACGCTCGACTGGTAGCGGATATGCAGCATGTCATCGGTGACGTCGAGGTTGCCGATCGAGTAGTAGCGACGGCCGCCGTCCATCTCGACGTTGACCGACCAGGGCGGCACGACATGAAAGCGGGCCGGCCACCCGGTCGCATAGCGGGAATCGACGACCACGAAAGCTTCGCCAAGGTAATAGTCCCAGAAAAGCTGCTTCGCGAACTCCTCCCAGGACGTGTAGAGGTCCGAGTTCGGATTGTTGAGCCAGTCCGCGTTCAGGCTTGTGCGGGCGTCAACGAGATAGGGCGGCATCGTCGACAACAGCCTGCTGTTCATGTCGAGGCACATCCAGGCCATGTCGACGAGCTCGTTCATGCGGGTGCTGTTCCAGTAGGGCGGCCACCAGTCCGCCGGCCAACCCGACCACGCCGACGGGATGATCCGGGGCGGCAGCCACGCAGGCGGCTCGTCGTCCGCGATGACAACCCCGTTGGGGTCGCCGGGGTGGACGAGCTGGTCAGGCCCAACCGTCGACGGCGGTACCGCGGCCGGGTCGTTCGGGTTCGGCGTGATGTCGTCCGGCGGCCGAATCGACCGTTTCCACATCGGCCACCTAGTCTAAGAAACCCCCGCAAAGACCGCAACTAGCGGGCCGTGCCCGCACCTCGACGCGCGGAACACGGCCCACAAGCCACGGTACGCCACCCAGGGGCCTGCCGAGACTGCCCGTTTGGGTGGTTCACCCCGGGGCCCGGCCGGGCTACGGTGCTTCACGAACCCGGCAGCGGCTAGGCACCGGGAAACCTCGACGAAAGGAACCGACACAATGAAACGTTTGGTCGCAACGATCGCGCTGGCAACAGCGGTCTTCGCTGCCGCCGCGCAGGCATCACCGGTCAGCCGGCAGCAGGCGCTCCGCTCCGCCCGGGAGTACCTGCAGACATCGGCGTTCTCCTACAAGGGTCTGATCGAGCAGCTGAAGTTCGAGGGGTTCTCGACCGGCGACGCGACCTACGGCGCGAGTCACTCTGGCGCGAACTGGACGAGGGAAGCCGCCGCGTCCGCCCGCGAGTACCTGCAGACGTCGGCGTTCTCCCGCCGCGGCATGATCGAGCAGCTGGAGTTCGAGGGGTTCACGCCCGCCCAGGCGCTGTACGGCGCACGGGCCGTGGGGCTGTAATGGAGCTCCTCGTTGGCGCGATCATCGTCTGGATCGTCCCGATCTTCCTCGCGAACGCGATGGGCAAGCCGAAGAACCGTGCCGGACTCGCCTACGGCCTCTTTCTTGGCTGGATCGGCGTCATCTGCCTCGCGCTGCTGCCGCCGCGCGAGCAGACCGAACGTGAGCCGCTCCGAGAACAGACGCGGCGGGCCCACGAAGACCTGTTCGGCTAGAACACCGCCGGCATCGGCGCGGGTTTGTGCGCCGCATGCACCGCCCAGACGAGCGCCTTGACGAGGTGCGTGTCGCCGACCGGCAGCAACGACAGCCCGGTCGAGAGTTCTTTCACCTGTGCCTGCTGGACGGCCTGGTCGAGCTCGACCGTCGTCTCGTCGTGGACGAGGACGCCAGCGGCGGCGAGGTCGCGTAAGAGAGGGAGGCCGAGCCGGGTCTCGGCGCCGCCTGCTGGAGAGGGTGACGGCGCCGTGCCCGGCGGCACCCGACTAAGCATGCTCGCCCCCACAAGCAGCTGCCGGATCCTGCGTAACGCAGACAAGCGTTGCAGATCGAGCACGGCGGTATC